TCAGACCCAGCATCAACGTGGCCGCTGATTGCGTACTGGTCACTGCCCGAAATGTCGTGGAGGCACCCGTCGCGCACTAAGAAAGCGTGGTCTGCAGCGAATGGCAGGGTTAGGTAGTACTGCCCGGTACCGAAGCTTGTGATGTTGTCAAAGTCTACGTCAATCTGGAAGTGGCACAGGTTGCCAAAGATGGTGTAGCTGCCGGTAATCAGCGGGTCGCCAGTAAACGTCGGCTGGGTGCCATCTGTCCCGCCCAATGGAACGTAAACAGTGTCGCTGGCTGGGTCAAGGTCGGAAAGCTTTATCTTGTGCGAGTCTGTTCCGTCGTGACGGTGACTTCCTGGACTAGCCTGAAAAGCTTCTGGGCCTAGTGTATGATGTATAGCAGTAATGCCACTATCTACGTCCGTTACTAACGGCTCATTAGATTGCTGCAGATTTCGGTCGCGAGGTGAAAGTGGCATGAAATAACTTTAGCAGAGGAGACCATGAGTAAGGCTAAAGCAATAGGGACTCGCGCAGAAACTGCTGTACGAAATTATCTTCTATCAGTTGGGTACTCAGAGCTGGATGCGCACAGAAATGTGCTTACTGGCTCTGAAGACCAAGGAGACGTATGGCTCAGAGAAGCCAAGTGGGGTCTTATCGTCTTTGAAATCAAGGGCGGCAAAATGGCTAAGAACGCTAGCCATGAACAGTGTGTTAGGTGGCTTGAAGAAGCCGAAAGAGAGAGGGATAATGCTCAAGCCAATTTTGGCTTTGTTGTTACTCAGCGGGCTGGTGTGGGTTACCCACGTGCTGGCGAATGGTGGGCGTATGCCAGACTGGATGACGTACTTGCTCTATGCGGGAACGATTCTCGTCTTTACCCCCATGTCGTTAGGCTTAGCCTTAGGGAGCTAGTAGACCTAATAAATGCCTAGGCAACAGAAGATAAATCCAGCCGAGCTGCTCTACCAGATGTCGGAGCAGATTCGCACGACATCTATCATGCCTAATCTAAACCGCTACAAGCCTCACCAAAAGCAAGAAGACTTCGCAAAAGACCAGCACAAGCACAGGCTGTACATTGGGGGTAACCGTTCCGGTAAGACCGTTGCTGGCGTGGTAGAGGATATTCGCTACCTAAAAGGTGAGCATCCACACCGCAAAGTTCCAGAAGCCCCTGTCCGTGGCCGTGTAGTTGGGGTTGACTTTGCCTCTGGTATCGACAAGATTCTCTTGCCTCAGTTCGCTCAATGGACGCCAAAGAGCCTGCTAGTCAATGGCTCTTGGGAGGACAGCTACAGCAAAGAGCGAAGAGTCCTAAAGCTTGAAAACGGCTCCTTCGTCGAGTTTATGTCCTACGACCAGGACTTGCAGAAGTTCGCTGGAACCTCTAGACATTTCGTCCATTTCGACGAGGAGCCGCCAGAATTAGTGTACGACGAATGCCGTGCTCGTTTGGTCGATACAAACGGAGATTGGTGGATGACGCTAACTCCAGTTGAGGGTATGGAGTATATCTACGAGCAGGTGTACTTGCCAGGCAAAGAAGGCCACGACCTGTTCGGCGTTACCGAAGTAGAGATGTCGGACAACCCCTACCTAGAGCGTTCAGCAATCGAGGAGTACCTTGCCTCCCTAACGCCAGAGCAACGAGCCATTCGTGAAAAAGGGCAGTTCATTCAGGTTGGCGGTGCCGTCTTCAAGGACTTTAACCAGCTAACCCACACCATACCGCCGGAGCACTTCAAGCTGACGCCTAAGCACCGCATATATGTCAGCGTGGACTACGGCTGGCGCGACCCTACTGCAATTCTTTGGCACGCAGTCGCCCCCAACGGCCACATCGTTACTTTCGCTGAGCACTATCAGTCCCACATGACTATTGCAGAGCACGTCGAGGTCTTCCATAAAAAGAACGCTGAGATGGGAATCCAGCCTTACCTTGTGGTTGGAGACCCAGCACTTGCTCAAACAAACGGCATGAAGGGCACTAGCTATCAGCAGGAGTTCAACTTGCACGGGATGAATATCATCATTGACATTATTCCTAAGAAGATTGGTGTTGGTCTAAACAAGATGCAGCAGTACATGAAGACCAACCCCAACACGGGCAAGCCGTTCTGGCAGGTTACAGACGACTGTCCCAACCTGATTTCTGAGCTAGGAAAACTTAAATACAAGCGGCGTGCCAACAGGCAGCAGGAGTTCACGCTAAACAAACTAGAGGAGATACAAGACAAAGATAACCACGCATTTGATTCATCAAGATACTTTTTTACACTTATGGATGACTTGACACCTGATACGATAAAGGGACTAAAGGAGAGACTTATGGACTTTGATGATACGCCTCCAATAGCTCAGTTCGATAATCGAAGAGACCCTGGCTATTCGGGATGGAAGTTCAGGTCATCCTCCGATGATGCTGTAGGATGGGAATAATGGCTAGAACATTTAGACTGGTTGAGCGCGGGCAATATGCCCCGCATCGCTGTATTGTCACGGGAATAACGGGTAAAGCCGATACTCCGTTGATTGATTTGGGTGCTGAGCCTGAGTACTATGGAAGGGTGTACTTGAGCTACGGAATCCTTGCGGCGCTCGCAGACCAGTTTGGTTTTGCGACACCAGAAGTAGCAAATGCGCTACGCACAGAAAACGAACAACTGAAAAAGAGACTAGACCGCGTACCTGCGGTGACCGAAAGGCTTGTAAATGACATTAGAGACATCTCTATTAGTGTTACTGCTGACCTTCTTAGTGAGCCTACCCCTGTCGTTCTGGCTGATGACAAAAAGCCTGAACAAAGCAACGCAGGGGCTAATCTCGACTACTTTGGAGACGACAAACCTCTTGAAGACAACAGTGAACCTGCTGTCGTCGAGAGACCCGCTAGCGTTCCAGCAAATAATGGCAGCAAGCGGAGTACCAACAGCACCAAACCCAGAACAGGCAGTTCTGGTAAACGATAACTATCCTGAGGTAGATGAAGATGAGTATGATTTCGACGCCGTCCGAAAGGAATATGGCATCCAGTGACCTAGTCGCTGAACTTGAAATTGAAGTTGAAGAAACGGCCAACACTGGCCTTCTTGACGATGCAGCGCTCAAGCAGCTGCAGGATTCTAAGAAGGGCAAGAAGCTCGTCGACTACCTAAAGAAGGAATACCAGAAGTCGAAGGACGCCAAGCAGTGGCGTGTACGTCAGTGGTACATGAACATGTCCTTCGAGCGTGGTAAGCAGTACGTGGCCTGGGACTCGACCAAGAGTGGCTTGTCCCAGCTCCCACGTGGCGACAAGAACACGCCAAGAATTACCATCAACAAGATTCGCCCTATTGTCAGGACGGAAATAGCTAAGCTGACCTCGCAGAAGCCCACCGCTGTCTGCCTGCCAGCTTCGAACGATGTAGAAGATGTATTTGCTGCTACTGCCGCTACACAGGTCTGGGACAGTCTTTATGACCGCCTCAACGTAGGGCGTAGCATGCGCCTAGTGGCCAGAGACGTTTCTGTCCTTGGTTTGGGATATCTCAAGGTCTACTGGGACTCAGGCAAGTATGACGAATGGAGCGACCAAGAAGGTGACGTCTGCATTGACCACATTTCTCCATTCAACATCTTTGTCCCAGACCTATCAATCGTTGAGCACGACGAGCAGCCATACGTGTTGCACGTTTACACAAAGCCAATTGAATGGCTAAAGATGACCTACGGCGACCTTATCCCAAAGGACAAGCAGCCTACCGTCGTTGCAGCAACTGAGATTGCCGACATCTCTTCTGCACTTGACATTAGAGAGAACAACAGCAAGCCAGACGCTAGCCTTGTTATTGAGGCGTGGGTAAAGCCAGGAACTACCGAGCTTCTTCCTCAGGGTGGCTACGTCACAATTGTTGACGACATCATCGTTGAGGCTTCGCTCACAGGCTTCCCTGCAGGCTACAAGAACTACCCAATCGTTAAGTTCGAGCACATCCCAAGCGGACAGTACTACCCAGCTTGTGTTATTGATGATGTGATTCCGCTGCAGCGTGAGGTAAACAGAACCCGCTCTCAGCGCATTCAGGCCAAGAACATGATGGCTAAGCCACAGGTTTACTACCGAGAAGGTTCGCTGACTGTCTCAAAGATAAACACATCTCCGGGACAGTACATCGGAGTTCGCCCAGGGTTTGAGTACCCAGCCGCAGCTCCAATGCCACAGCTACCTCCTTACGTGTCAGAGGAGCTGCAAGCTCTAGACACCGACCTAGAGAACATCTCTGGTCAGCACGAAGTCTCAAAGGGAACCACACCTCCAGGAGTTGAGGCAGCTACTGCTATTGCTTACCTGCAGGAGCGTGACGACAGCTACCTTGCACCTACTTTCGCATCAATCGAAGAGGGCCTTTCAAGGACAGCAAAGTGCGCCCTGATGCTTGCTGCCGAGTACTGGACTGGCGAGCGCACGGTGAAAGTTGTTGGAGACAACAACGGCTTCTCAGCTGAGATGTTTAGCGGTGCAGACATAGCGCGTGGTACCGACATCAAGATTGAAGCAGGCTCCGCACTACCAACATCAAAGGCTGCCAAGCAGTCATTGGTAATGGACATGATGCGCCTTGGCCTAGTTCCGCCAGAAGAGGGACTTGAGCTTCTAGACATCGCTACCCTAAGCCGTTACACAGACAACCGTGGCACTCGCCCAGATGAGCTGCGTGCTCAGCGTGAAAACGTTATGTTCAAGGCTCTAGGTGAAATGGACGTGATGCGTCACTACCAGAGATGGCAGCAGGGCGTCGAGCAGGGTAACCCTGAGATGCTCAACCCAGACACTGGTCAGCCACTGAAGCCACCAGCAATCATCCCAGTAAACAAGTGGGACAACCACGCTGTTCACATTCAGGAGCACGACAACTTCCGCAAGAGTCCTGCGTACGACTTGCTAAGCAACAGCCAGAAGGCCGAGCTAAACAAGCACATCGATATGCACGAAATGGCACTTGCTGCTCTGCAAGCTGCTCAAATTCAGCAGATGCAAATGGGCGCAATGCCGCCACAACAGGCAAAACCACAACAGTAAGGGAGCAATATGTCTGACGACGAGCTAACACTAGACGATGTAACAGAGGACATTGAGCCTCAACTAGACGACGAAGAATTGGAGGAAGTTGACAATTCTGAGGAAGATGCTGAAGACGGAGACGATACTGAAAAAAGCAATCCAGCGTGGGACGAACTTTACGAAGTACTTCCTAAGTCTTTGCATGGCATGGTTCAGCCAGTTATCGAGAAGTGGCAATCAGGCGTTGATTCGGAGTTTGAGAAGATTGCCCCATACCGCAAGTTCGCGGACGCTGGCGTCAACCCTCAAGTTATCGAAGCGTCGATGGAGCTGGCCAAGCAAGTAGCTAGCAACCCTAAGGCTGTCTACGACGAGCTAGCTGAGCGCTACGGATGGCAGCAAGCCTCCGCAATGGTGCAGCAAGCTGTCTCTGATACAGAGGATGCAATCGAAGACGCAGAAGAGTCAGACCTTTTCGAGGACGACGAAGAGACAAGCGGTGAGCTAAAGGCCCTGAAGGCTGAGCTTGACGCTCTTAAGTCAAACCTTGCAGAGCAAGAAGAGGTCGCTTATCAAGCACAGCTACAAAACGAGATTGAGGATTCTCTTGCCGCAATCAAGAAAGAGGCTGGCGACGTAGACGAAGAGGCCATTGTCCGCAGGGCAATGCTTCTTGCTGACGACTACCCAGACGCTGAGATTGACCAGCTTATTAATGCTGCTTATGAGCAGTATTCTGGCGAGCTTGAGAAGATGCGCTCTAGCGTGAAGAAGGCCCCAAAGGTGGCAGGTGGTAACGCAAACAAGGTGCCAGCAACGCCTCCTAAGACGCTTTCGTCCAAGGAAGACCGCGTTAGCGCCATTGAGGACATTGTAAAGCGCACCCTGAATCTGTAAAGATTTACATTTCTAGTGTGATAAACTGCTGAATAGTAGTGAGTACGGCCATTTATGGCTAGGGCGAACGAAGTGAAGACCTTATTTATCTAAGCACTAGGAGTGTGAATGTCCGAAGGACAGAATCTCGCTATTGCCAACGTCATCCTGAAGGATGTCTACGGCGACATTAACGAGCAGATTAACAACGCAACTCCTGCGCTGGATGGTATTAAGTCAACCGCACGCAACATTACTCAGGTTGGTGGTCTCGGTGTCAAGTTCGTTGCACACGTAGGCCGTAACACTGGTATTGGCGCACGCGCTGAGGACGAAGACCTACCAGAGGCAGGAAACCAGCAGTACGTCGACGGTCAGACCGGCCTCAAGAGCTTCTACGGCTCTGTCCGCCTGACTGGTCAGGTAATGGCTCAGGCTAGCCAGAACTACCAGACCTTCGCAGACGTAACTGCAGAGGAAATCGAGCGCATCCGCGACGACATTGCAAAAGACCAGAACCGCCAGGTATTCGGTGACGGAACTGGAACTCTTGCATCCATCGCTGTAGCTCCATCCGCATCTACCACCGTAACCATGGACGTCGTCAAGTACCTACACGTAGGTATGCGCGTTGACGTTGTAGACGTTTCCGCTACTGGAAGCAGCTCAACCCCAACCGTCCTAAACACTGGTGGCTACCTAACCATCACTGGCATCAACAAGACCACAAAGGTCGTTACCTTCGACAGCGCAGTAACTGCTGCTGTTGGTGACGCCATTGTTCGTTCGAACTCAACCGCTTCTTCAGTTGTAAACAACTGGCGCAAGGAGTGGACTGGCTTCGACGCTATCGTTGACGACAGCTCGACTCTCCACGGAATCGACCCAGCAACCACCCCAGCATGGGCTGCTCACCTACGTGACATCTCTTCTGGTGGCGTTGCTCAGCAGATTACCGAAGAGGACATGATTGGTCTTGTGACCGACATTGCCGAGGATGGCGACAAGCCAGACGTAATCTGGACAGACCACGGTTCCTGGAACGGATACTGGAAGGCTCTGGAGGAGAAGCGTCGCTACGTAAACAAGGTTGACCTAGATGGTGGTAACCGTGGACTTGGTTTCGCAACCATGTTCGGTGACCTGCCATTCAAGGCTGACTTTGACGCCCCAGAGGGCAAGATGTGGTTCATCAACTCCTCAAAGGTAAACCTCAACACCAACCGCGGTTGGGAGTGGATTGACGAGGACGGCTCCAAGTGGAAGCAGGTTCCTCGCCGTGACGCATTCATTGCTTACCTACGCAACTACTCTGAGATTTCGACCTACCGTCGTAACACTCACGGTTGCATCACCGGTATTGCACCAGGCGTCTAGTAAATAACCAGCGAAGGGGCGTAGGATAATACCTGCGCCCCTTTACTCATAAGGAGAGACAATGGCCATTGAGTATTTAAATCAAAAAAACTCTATCCCTGACCTTAGCGAGCTTGACAGGTTGCGGGACGTGCCGCCAAAGGCTTACCGTCTAGCAAGGATGCTAGCGGACTATGACCCATCTATTTACATCAAAAAGCTTGGGCCAGGACACCCTCAGTTTGATAAAGACCGCCCATACAGCATCGTTGTAGCAGGCGATAAAGACCGTTACGTCCTAAAAAACTTTGCAGAATGGCAGCTAGACGAGCGAATTATGGCAGAAATCATTCAGTCAGACGTCACAAATGCAGGCATGTCAATTAGCGACATGGAGGCCCTAAATGCTGCAAACGCCATGATGAAGGCAAAGGAGCGCGAAGAACTCGACGCTGAGCGCAGGGAAATGGCCAGAGATGTTGCTAAACTAGGATTTACGAAGAACTACGCTCGCCATAACGGAAAGTTGCTATTCGACCCAAATGCCTAGAGATTATTACACAAGGACTGGCGATGACGTCGCAACTGACGTCAAGCGCATCTTTGGCGATGAGGCTCTTGTAGAGCTAAAGAACACAGACATCTTGCGCTGGACTAACGCAGCTCAGCGAGAGATTGCATCAAGCCACACCGTGCTAAAGGGCAAGGCTAACCACAACTTGGTAGAGGGCCAAAGCCTTTACACCATTCCGTTGGACAGTCCAGTTGCTCAAGTTCAGGGAGTACACATTGAGGGCATCCCGCTAAAGGGCGTAAGCTTCCAGACAGCGCAGGAGACCATTCTCAAGGACGACCCGGAGCTAGAAAGCAAGGGCGAGCCTAAGATGTGGTACGAATGGGACGGCGACCTGTACATTTACCCCGCCCCAGCAGACACCGTTACAGACGGCTTGACTCTTTACTATCTCGCGTACCCTGCAACTTTGACCGCACTGAGCCAAACACTTGGCGTTCCAGACCGCTTCTACAATCAGATTGTGGACTACGTACTAGCTCAGGCGTACCGACTAGACGAGAACTGGCAGGCGACTGCATACCAAGACGCACGGTTCCGCGACTCAATGAACAGACATCTTGCAAAGGAAGACATTGTAGATAGCCAGTTCTACCCCACAAAGGTAGTTCTGCCAGAGGATGAGTAATGGCTAGAGAAGGTCTTGTTATTGAAGACTTCTCGGGTGGTCTAAATAACGTAGTAGACCCTTCGCTAATTGCCGAGAACGAGGTCGCAGACCTCCGCAACCTAGTTATTTCTAGGACTGGCAAGCTAATCAGCCGCCCACCAATCTATAAAGTTGCCGACTATCCAGTCACTGTAGCCTCCGCTAAGGCGTTGGGGTATTACCGCAACGAGGACAGTGTGGTCTTTCTTGTCGTTGCGACGGATGTCGGCACTTACATCTATGACTTAGTTGCCGACACTTGGACACTTGTCTGGGCCTATGAAGCACTAGACATCGCCGTGTACGCAGAGCGCCTGTATCTAATTAACGACACCCAAGGGGGCGGATACTGGTCAAAGGTTGCTGGCACGTACCAGTGGACAGACGTGGCAGCAATGCCAGAGGGTAACCAAATACACTTTACGAAAGGCAGACTCTATGTTTCTAGTAGAGCTAACAACAACACCTCGACCCTTAGGTACAGCGCTATTGACAGTATTGGTCTTGGCACCACTATTGATGACTGGCCTAGCGATAATTACATTGATATCAATGAGGGCGACGGAGACGAACTCATTAAGATTATCGAGGGCAATAGCGAACTTTTTCTATTCCGCTCAAACTCGACTTACCGACTGGCTTACAGCGCTTCGGCAGACCCGTCGCTAGGAACCCTTACAGCAATGTCGCACAACATTGGTGCGGATTGCTCACGCAGCGTTGTAGAGTTCGAGAACACTCTCGCCGTACTGCACGCCGGTACTTTGTACCAGTTTGCTGGCTACAACTTCTACCCATACAACCCATCGAACAAGGTTGAGTTTAAAGTTCGAGAAGGCTTTACTGGCCAGAAGCAGGGCGTTACAAAGGTAGGGCAGTACTTGTTGGTCTGGCACCACGGCTACATGTATTCTTACGACACCGATACAGGACTATGGTCTGAGTGGGAGTCCGACACAGGCGCTGCTCACTTTATCGAAGCCCCTCGTGGAACTTTCCTAGATTCTGCTGCTGTTCCTACGGCTTACGGTGTGCCCCACACCGATTACGCTACTCAAGGACTGCTGAAATTTGCTATCGAGTATCCAGAAACAGGCACTGAAACAATCAGGTGCCAGGTTGTCACAAGGACTTACGACATCGGACAGCCGTCTCTATTTAAGAGGCTATTTGGCTGGGAGCTGCTAGTAGTAGCAGTTAACTGGCTCGAAGGTGGCCTTACGCCTATCGATGCTTTCCGTGACATAGAAGAAATTATCACTTGGGAGGAGCTGCAAACCTACACTTGGGAAGGCGCAGAAGCTGCAAGCATCGCTTGGCTGCCCGAGGGAGCTATCGAGCCTGTCATTGTTACCGGCTTCAGGAGCGACAACCCTCGCCCCCGTGTAGTTAAAATTAGCGGTAAACAGACCTTTAAGCGAGGCTACTTCACTATTAGGTTCCAGAACGACGGCACTGCAAGCACCGCACCTAGCCGTCTTGACGGAATTGTTCTTTACCTCACAAACGGAAGACGCATGGCACAAGGCAGGACAGCATAATGTACAACATGGGCGGAGCGGGATTTAACAAGTACGCTGCGGGAGCTAAGCGATACGGAATCGGCATTATTGGGCCAAATACGGGCATGAAGCTAAACAAAGAGGGATACAAGGAAAGAAGCGCTAAGCAACGTGCAAAGAACGCTGCAATGCTAAAATGGGTACAGGGCAAACGCGGCGCTCGCTACTTCGCCAAACCCTCGGGACAGATAGGTAAGAAATAATGGTACTAGGGCCAATTATTCCAGGCAAGCCTACGCGTAAGACTGCTCCTAAGCCAGCTCCTAGTACTGCAAGGGCATTTATTCCCGAGCTTGCTACTAAAGCTCAGCGAGCCACGCTGTCACCTTCTGTAGCTGCACAGGCTCCTAAGAAGCCAGGCCTTGGCACCGGAAGTATCGAGACCAAGACCGCACGCACGGCAGATGGAACGACGTACAGAAAACCAAAGACCGACACTGGTACTGGAACAGACACAGAGACTAAGGCCAGTAAGCCATTAGACGTAACTCTAGGCCAAGAAGAGATGGACGCTGCGCAGCAAGCAGCAGACGCTCTACGCACTTTTCAGGAGAATCAAGCCAAGCTTCAGCTTCAGCAGACCTTGGGAAAGATTGACCGTGCTGCTATTGAACAGTACAAGGGCATCTCTGAGGACTACGCTGCACGTGGCCTCGCAAGAAGCGGTGGCAAGCTACAGACCGAGCAAAAGGCTATCGACGAGCGAGACAGGGCTGTCGGTGAGGCAAAGCAGGCAGTAACAGACTTTATCAACGAGCTTAAGCTCACAGGCAACTTCGAGCAGGCAAGCACTAACCTAGCCAAGAGTCAGGCATTCCAAGAGTACATTACGGGCAGACTCAGCCCAGCTATGGGAGAGTAACGTGGCAGAATACAATCCAGATTGGGACGTTTTCAACCCCGCATACGTTGGGCAAAAGGTAACAAAGCCCGCTCCTACTTACAGCACCATGGGGGCAAGAAGCCGCGACTTTACTTCAGCAGCGACTACCGGCGCTTTGCGACCAAGTATTACCCAGGGAACTTCATCGCCAAAGAGCGCTCTTGATGCTATTGCCGCTGAATATATGGGCGGTACTGGGCTTGTTCCCGAAGGGCTGCCCCAACAAGACGCTGAAAAAATCCAGCAAAAGAAGGGCGAATACGCAATGCAAAACGCGCTACAGGAAAGGAGCGCTTTGCAGGAGTCCCTCGATGCAATGATGTACAGAACAGTTGGTGGCCCCAATGCTGCCCTAATTGCAAATCTTCAAGCTCAAAAGCAGCAGCTGCAAACAAACTACGGACAGAACAAGGCAGACGCTAACAACCTTTACGGTGAGCTTTCCAGCGACATTGAGGCTTATGGTGCTGGCCTTCAGGAGCGCTACACCACCAGCATCGACGAGATGGGTGCAGCCCAGACAGCAAGGCAAGGGGAAATTGCAGGGCTTCAGTCTCAGCGTGATGCCGACAGGGCTAGGGTTGCTGCTTCTCTGGGCATTGGGGTTGAAGACGCTCAGACACCTCAGAGCACAGCGCTACAAGAGATTGCGGGACTATCTTCTGCTGCTGCAGGCAACTGGGAGAACCTGTTTCAAGCTAACAAGCTTCTTGCTGATGCCTCTACTGGCCGACAGATTGCTGGTGCGGGTGCTACAAAAGCTAACCAGCTAATGGCAATGAAGCGCTTCCTAGATGCACAGACCGCTGCTATTGATGCAGAAATTGCAACAGAGCGCATGAGGCCAGTAACACAAGAGCTGACCGACGTAGGCAAGGCTCTACGAAGCCTAGAGGTTGACCAGCTTGTGTCCCAAGCTCAAGCAGCTTTCCCTGAGCGTTACGGTGCAGGTAAGGAAGAGACTAAGACTGACCTACTGGAAGGCATCGCAACAGCGCAGCAGAACATTGGCGCTCTGTACGGAGAGACGCTTTCACAAGACCAGATACTAGAAGAGTTCTACGAAATTTCTAGAAAGAAGATGGAATCCCAGATGTACGGGCCATCTGAAGAGAGCCAGCTGACTCCGCTTCAGATTATTATTTCCAACTCGTTGAAGTTTAGGGAATCTGATTTCGGATAGGCTAAAATAGTCCTGTGGCTGAAGACATTGCAAACCTTATAGATAGACTCCGCGAGTACAACGAGTCAACTCCCCAGCAGGGAACCACTCCTAAACTTGGCGGAGGCACCTCGTCATTTGCACGAGCTAACCAGCCCGTACCACCCCGGCGCACAGACGCTGGCATGGGTGCAGTCAATGTTTTCGCTGGCTTTATGCGGGGAATCACTTCGCTTGGTCGAGGCATCACCAACTTTGCAGGAGAAGTTCTCCCTTATGCCAACCAGATTTATGACAACTTTGAAGACGGCTTCCAGGCAAAAGACGTCCCGGAGGTTTTGGGTGCTGCGCTAAACATGACTTGGCAGGGTCTTGGCGGAGCTGCTAAAGGTCTTGCTTACTCGTTCATGCCACCCACTGAGCAGAGCAGAAGAACCCTTAGAAACGTTTTCGGCGGTGATGTCTACGAAGGTGCATACGAGTTGTTTCAGTCTAAGGACTTTGAGGCAGCAGCAGAAAACCTCCCATTCCTAGCCGAGGCTACAAAAGACGAAGGCGTCGGGTTTGGCATTCCTGATGAATGGATTGGCTTTGATGTTCCGTTTCTCGGCATTCAAAAAGGAAAAGGCCTTGAGTTCACTAAAGCAGGCTTGTACTCATTTGCATTTGACGCACTTACAGACCCAATCAGCTACACCCCAATCGGACTGGGCGGTCTAGCAAGAGGGCTAAAGTCAGGTGTTAAGGGCGCTTATCAAGCAGGTGCAGTCCAAAAGGGCGCTATTAGTGCGCAGCAAAGAGGCAAGGCGCTGAAGCCAGAAGAAATGGGAGTTCTGCGGGACGTAACTAGCCCTAAGGAGCTTTACCCAGAACTTCGAGGCTACACCTCTGTTGACGGCAAGTTGCAACGAGAAGCTTCCACGAATGCCGAAGTTGCCTACCACGCACTAGACACCAACCCGCTAACTTACATCGGAAAAGAAATGGCAAGAGGGTTTGGCTCTTCTTGGAGGGCCATTCAAGCAAGGGCTGCCGACAGGCGAATTAGCCGTATCGCTATGCGAAGCGAAGAAAACATTTTGCAATCTGCTTTTATTAAAAGCACTAAAAAGACAGGTGAAGTCCCAGACATAAAGACTTTGTACGACGAAGCAGAATCAATTGTCAGGGAGACTAAAGAAGGCCTTGTCGAAAGAATTAAAAAGCTTAAGGTCAGCAAAGAAGTCCAGGAAAAGCTTTTAGACAACTACACAAAGCGACTTGACGACCTACAGGCTCGCACACAAGACCCTGATTTTGTGGCAAAAATGGAAGCTAAGGCAAACGCCTACAAGCAAATATTGAAAGACGTTCCAGCGGACTCAAAGGGAATGCGCCTGCAGGTAGAAATAGCTAGAGAAGCCGCGCAATCTATAAGGCTGCTAAAGCCACTTGTAAGTAAAGCACCAACTCGCAAGCTTGACACTGAGTCCCTAAACAGCCTAGGTGACGAGCTAGTTGCAGCGCAAGATACCGGCACCCCTACTGGCGCCTCTTGGGGCAGCTTCAGGGACACTGCGGACATCGGCCCTGCAACTAAAAAGGCTGCCTTAAGGCAAATTTTTAGCCCGATTGGAACGGGCGCAAAAGGCGCTCTCACCACTAAAGAAATAAGAGAGTTGTCTGGTCTTATTGAGGGAGACCTAACAAGAAAGGCTCCGAGGGCAACTAAGGGCAAGGGTGTAAAGGGCTCAGAGCAGGCCCGCCCTGCTGAGGTTGCTGATGTTATCAACGAAGCTAGGGCTAGGCTTGAAAGCAGGATGAAGGCTCCCCTAAAGGACATTGACCCTTCAAAGGTTACAGATGAAATTTTCGAAGAGGCCATTGGTGGCCAGTACAGGCTAGCTGGCGAAAGACTCCGTCAGCTGGTTACAACCGAAAAGGGCAGGCTAAACAAAGATTACGAAACTCTGGTAAATGCTCAAAAGGGGGGATACAACCCAATCACCCTAGAAGCAGCTCCAACTTATTTCGCAACCGTCTCACCTAGGGTAGCTGGTACAAGGTCACGTAGCGCACAAATTAAAGAGTTCTCAAAGGCGGGAGCGGACAACTACCCAGCAGAAGTCGTAAAGATTTTGAAGGACTTGGGTGTCACTGGCCTCCACCGAATGACGTTTGACGAGATAAAGATTACCGCATCAGAAACGCTTTCTGCTTTGACCTACCTGCTTGCTCGTGTCAAAGACAGAGTTGTGACAGCTGAGATGTACGAGGCTCGATTGGGCCAGCTAAAGCTCTCTAACAACGTCAAGCTTGAAGATGATTCAATTTCTCAACAGCTTCGTCAGTTTGAGGCCAAGGCTAATGAGTTGTTCCCTGGAGCTACTAGGGTAACAAAGAAGCAAATAGACGAGCTTGCAAGAGCGCTTGACGGAGCTGTTAACGAGGCCGTAGAGGTTCGTGGCAAGATTCCTAAGGAGTCAATCCTTTCTGGCGCTAACACATTGGGCGACTCAATCAAGCTAAATAAAGCGCTTCAAAAAGACTTTGACGAGCTGCTTGCTGATAACTCTGGCCCTATTCCTGTGGCCCTTAATTCCGAGTTTCTTTTGAGGCTGTACAACAAGAGCAGAAGCGGTATGGCTGACAATGGCCGCTTTGCAGACTACGTTGACGAAGTAATTCTTGAAGGCAGCGAGATACCTAAAACTGTTTCGGCATTTGATGCAGCGTACGGAGGAAACAAGGCCTTTAACAGATGGAAGGGCGAGGGCATAACTGCTGGCCTGCTGGTAGAGGTTGCTTCTGACATTAGCTCGGGAGCTGGCAAAAAGTTTGGTAAAGACCCTAAGTTCAGGGGCTGGGCAAACTCTCTCATTAAGAGGATGCAGCAAGAGCACAAGGCCAAAATTGAAAAGCAGGTAGCGAGTGAGCCACTAGAAGATGTTGGCCCAAATTTGGGTGCATTTGTAAAGCTAACGGGCGAACAGGCTAAGCTAGCCAGGCGTGCAGTGAACGCTTTGCCTGCTCCTATTCGTGCAAAGCTGACCCCAATTCCAAAAACTGGAGACGTTAATCTAGACCTCAGGACAGCTGAGCAGCTAGCTGCAAACTCTAGGGTTTCCGCCACACTAGGGGAAGAGTGGCCAAACCTTTTGACATCTATCCGTCGCGTTCAGCAGCAGTCACGGGACACAGCAGGTGCTCCGACAAGAAGAAGAATGGCAAACGAAGCTTACGAGCAAATTTTGCCAGAAAGAATCGACGGTAGCTTTGTTCAGCTTGTGGCTGAGAAAACCAACAGAAACTTGGCCAAGTCGGCGGTCATAGCTGAAGCGCTGCTTTCAAGATTTACAGTCGACGCTGACCTGCTGTCAAGAGCACGTAAAAATGCCTTTAGAAACGAGCGAAAAGTAAACCTTGACAGGCTGCAGAAAGAACGTACAGCGCTAAACAAGACGCTAGACAACCTAGATAAGAAGCTTCAGAAGGCAGGCGTTAAAAAGGGCGAGGGTCGAAGGCTCACCATTTCAGAGCTTAGAACAATGGTTGTTGAAGACGCTCGGCAAGCTCGCGCTTGGGAGTCCGCAATAAACGAACTTCTTGTAGACCAGTTGCCAGCAAACCAAACAGCGTTTAAGGGCAAGAACGCAGCTCAAGATGTAATTGCGGCATTTAAAAAGCGCGTCGAGGGGCTAGACCTAGAAGATGTTGCTCGGGTAATTGCAGCTTATGATTACAAGCCAGCCAAGGACGCACTGGCCGAAGGGCAGCAAATCACAATAAAAAGAATTAATGGCTGGCTCAAGGGCGGTGGCGGCGCTGCAATCAGCCAAGCAGAAAAAGTCGCAATGGAGCGCAATGCCAAGATAGCTATCTCGCCAATGGTTCTTAGCGAGGCTGAAGACACCATGTATGCCGTGTCGATGCTAAGCAAGAAGGATAGGCAAGCGTATCTGCGCGAGTATGAAGCAACCTGGCTTGACCTGCAGTCAATCATGCATGCTAATGGCTATGGGTGGCTTGCCGATGCCGCAACTCAATCTCTAGGCCCAGCTCTTCGCCTGTTCTTTAAAGATGTTCAAAACTTTGTAGAGCAAATTCCAGACAGGTTCTATGGCGGTGGCCCTACTAAGGTCGGCTATAACCTTGAGGGTAAGAAAGTGTACGTCAAAGACACTTTTGAGCCTCTAACTCAGTACACCTACTTTAAAGAACTTCTTAACCAAATTGAGCTTTATTCTGTAACAACAAATTTTGCTGAGCAAGCAGCTCTAAAGCAGAACCTAATGCTTCACGCTCTGCGCTTCCAGCAAACGTACCTAGCCCTAAGAGGCATCACTCCTGCAGCTACCCCATCTATCAAAATGGGAGCCAAAGAGATTTACGAGCTGGTGGGCAACAAAGAGCTTGCAAAACAGCTTGAGAACATGGAGAAGCTCCCTGCCTTTATTGGCTTTGCAGACATTATTGAGGTTATGCCAGTAGCTCTTGCTGACTCCCTCTGGTTTAGCGGCAAGGGCAGCTTGCCACCTAGCATCCAAGCCGAAGGCGCTCGCGTTCTTATCAACCACATGTCCAACCTAAAAGCTGGCGAATGGTTTACTGACGAAGGCTTTAAAGCTGTTTACACTCACATGCTGGCAAACATGACTATGCATGCTAGAAAGGTCAAAGAAGGCAACCAGCCAAACTGGCTTGAGCTAAATGGCGAATCTGGGCTAGACAAGATTGAGGCCTTTATTCGCTACTTCCTGTCCGACGCTAAGAACGTAGAGCTAGAAGCTCCAGCGTTTAAGTTGTACGAGCGGCACCAACAAAACATGATTTACTCAAGCATCGTGCTTGAAGAAACAGCTCCTAGCGGTCGAATTATTAAAGGGTTGCGGGAGCGCTGGGAGGCTCTGCTTGAGAACCCATTGGTGCCAAAAGAGCAGAAGCTTGAGTATCTGCGAGAAGCATCTGATGAATTAAGCAAGTACCTTGAGGTAGATGATATCCGCACAGATTTGGGCGACGCTTTAGCGGCAAGCGACGCGCTAGTGTCCATCTCCCAAAGCCTGACCCGTGACGACCTGCTAACCGCAAGAGAATCTGGTGCGCTATCCATCCGTGCAGCGGCGCTCGCAGATGCAAAAGCCAGCAACAGAAAGACCAAAGCGGCGGACATCAGACGAGCACGCAAGGCTTTCCACGAAGAAAAGAAGACCCAGTACCTAGCAATAGCTAATGCCCGTACAGACTTAATGCTTGATAGCTACATGGAGAAAGTCCTTAAGAGCGACGCTGCAATTAATGAATTTGGCTCGTCTGCAGTTTACGACTTGTTTAACGACGTCTTGTCCGAAGGAAGCAACGCCAACTTCCTAATTCGCTTTGCAAACGGAGTCTTTACAAAGCTTGACTACAAGTACAACATGGAAAGCGTCAGGCCAGCGCTAGGAGGCATCCAGCGCTTTACGATGCGCAACGACAATATGTTTACGGTATCAAACAAGAAGATTCTTAAAAAATGGGCAGCCCAAAAAGGCATTGATGGCAACGAGTACCTAACTACTGCGATGAACGCGCTAAAGACTGTCCCTGAAGAGCAGATTCCTAGGATGCTTGAAGACCTTAACTTGTTGATACAGGGCTACGGCAATAGGGCGCAAGTAAATAAAATCTCCGAAAAGGCAGCAAAGCAAGTCGCCCAAGCGGAGCGAAGGATAAAGAACATCGCTGACGAGAACGGCAACAAGCTGTTTAGGGATTACGACGACCTGAGGATGAATGCCCTTATTGATGCGGTGACGCCTATGCTTCGAGTCTTCTCTGAGCTTGCTGCAAAAAAGGTTGACCCTAGGTTGCTTAATTTCTATCTAAAGCAAGCGGGAGAAATCCCAAGAGATAGAAGGGTCGCGGAAAGAGCAACACCAGACCCTAGCGAAGAGTTTGAGCGTCTAAAGACTAAGACCGAAATGGCTCCCGAGCCTGTTGAGGCAACGGGAATCGTGTTTAACCCGGCACTAGACCCAGATGACTACTTCACCGCTTGGCGTGACATGGACTGGACTGAGAACCTCAAAGCAGTGAACTCTATCCACTACGCCATGATGAAGTCGGAAGAGTGGTACCAGATTGCTGGAGAAATCACAAGAATTACAGGCGCTCGTAAGGTCGGGCCAGACGGGGCCGTTCCTGCTGGTTTTGTAAGACTGAAGGGCTCAAGCGAACTTAAGATAGGCGACGAGCTAACGGGCAAAGAGCTTTACTACTTCTTAGACACCGAAAACTATGTCTACCCGTCATGGGCTGTCAACGAGATTCAGACGATGGCTGACTACCTAGGCGCTCCCTATCGCAAGGGGCTTGGAAAGCTTACGCAGTCTGAATTCTTCAAGAGAATCAATACTGTGCAGAACTTTGCAAAGCAGATGATGACTAACATGCGCCCCGGTAACCACCTAATGAACTTTATGGGTGGTGTTCTGATTAACGACGTTGCTGGGTTGCGCAACCCCATGAACTACGTTTACTCACTTCGCCTGCTAAACGCTGCAGGTATTTCAGAGCGCAAGCTAGGTGTATCCCGAAAGTCTGCTGAGTACTGGGCAGAAAGACACCGCGTTGATGTTGAAAGAACAAGCGGACTAAAGATTAGCACCGCTACAGACGAAGATGGAATTACCTTTGTTATTGGCGGGGGCACCGTAAAAGTTAGCTACGACGACCTAGCGTCCATAGTTATGAAGAACGGTGGCTTTGTGCCTTGGCAGCAGAGCGCCAACCTAGACTTGCTGAGCCAAATGGCAAACTCACCAAACTTGCAGGCTCTTAAGAAGCAGGGAGCAATAGCCCGCGCATGGAACGAAACCAGTGAAGTCGTGGGTTCCTGGGCTGCTCACCGTGACGACTTTGTTCGCATGGCCCTGCTTATTGACACCCTAAAGAAGGGTAATTGGAACAGTCTTGAGGATGGGGTAAAGGGCGCTTTAGAGAAAGTAAATCGCTATCACCCTCAGCCACAAGAGGTCAGTAAGTTCAATAGAGATGTTACTCGCCACCTCATCCTCTTCTTCACCTGGCGTGCAAAGACGCTAGGAGCCCTAGTAGGTGACCTACTGGAGCAGCCAGGAAGGCTGGTCAACTGGGAGCGTGCCTACTATAACTACCAAGCAGGTCAGGGTTATCAGCCTGAATACTTCGGTAGCCACGACCCGAAGGACGAGCCAGTTCGCTACTTCCAGCAGAGCAACTTGGGCATTCTAGTAGGAGACAACCAGTACAGCATTTCGATTGCCCACCCGATGTGGGACTTGATGGGCAGCGATGGCTGGCTCTCGACCATAAAGTGGGATGCTAACCAAAGCTACGGAGCAAACGCTGCAAGCATTGCTCTGGGTACTACGACTAACGTTCTGTACTCTTCCGCTCCACTAGTCGAAAACTTGTTCGTTAACTGGCTAGCTGGTAGAACTGCAAATGGCCAAGACTTGATGAGGGGCGGTATCAGCGACGAAGAGATGCCGACTCTACTTCAAGAAGCAGCAAACAGCTTTGGTCTAAATGTTCTTCACGCTACGATGGCCTACTTCTACCCCGAGGCAATCAACAAAGCCAACTGGGACAGGCTCACCGCTGACGATAGAACTCAAGAACTGCTTCGAGCATGGTTTAACTGGTCAACAGGTGCAAGGGCTTCAAAGTACCTAACCCCAGACAACAAGAAGGCCGCTAGGTCAGAACTGCGCTCGCTGCTTTCGCAGCTAAATAAGAGAGAGGCTCCCGCCCGTCAGTCAGAGGGCAGGACAGCCGTAAGTGAGCTGCTCGATTACCTAGGTAAGAGCAGCCAAGGAAGTTTAGGGGATTAAGACTTCTTCTTAGCCCTCATGGCTAGAGCCTTCTTCTTGGCATCAGCCTTCGAAGATGCACCCCAAGCCTTTAGAGACAAGAGCAAGCGAGTTG